TCCCGCGTGTGGAGTGGGATACGTGTACGGCGTGTGGTCTGTCAGGGCGATTTCGGTCGAGGCCCTCACGAGCAATGGATCCCGGAGTACATCCTGTGGTCACTGATCGACGTAGGGCACTACCGTTGCCCGTATCACAGATAGGACGCGCGACGTGTTCGAGCTCGAGGAGGTTCCGGTTCGTATGAGGTTCGATGCTCCGTTCGTGGTGAAACGCTACTCGCCGCCGATCGGCAGAGCGAACGCGCCGCGTCGCGTGACGATCGAGGCGAGGGCCTACTCGCTCGACGAAGCAATGCAGTACGCCAGGCGCAATCGAGAGATGTTCGCGCGGATCCGCGAGCGCCTGGCCAGCGAGGGCGAGGGCAAACCTTGGACGCTGAACGATCTCGATTGGTACGCGAACGCGCCGACGTGGATCGAACATCGTCGAGCGCCGGCAACGACCATGCCAGGCCGGCGGGCGCCGTAGGTTCTCCGCCGCGCGGCCGACATGGCGGGCGAGCGAGGCGCAAACGGCCTCTAGTCCTCACGCGGAAATAGGGTCCGGTTTTTCAATCCGACAGGAGGGAATGATGGCAACGGAAAACGATCTCGTCGACGTGAAGGTTCGCGCCTGGCGCGCGCTCGCGACGCTCCTCGAGACGCTGAACGAGATCGCGGCGAAGGCGTCGAAGCAACTCGATCGCGAATTGGAGGGCGGCGCCGGCGAGCGCCGCGGCCGCTCGTGAGCGAGCTCGCGCGCGTGACGGCCCAGTACCTCGCCGTTCTCCTCGAGCGGGACGGAATGTCCGCGTCGATCCCGGCGATGCGTCGAGAGCTCGAGGCGGCCGACGCGGCCGACGCGGCCGCCCTCGCCGTTCAGATCGAGGATTCGACGTTCGTCGGCGACGCGCCGATCAAGCCTGGCCGCGATCGCGGGAGGAAACCGTGAGCGGCGGCCCGAAGATCAAGCCTCTGGCGGATCGCGAGGCCCTGTACTCGAGAGGGCGCCAGGACGCGACGCTCCGCAACGTTCGCGCGAGTCGCCGGCGGGAGGCAACGCTCGCCGCTCGAGTACGGCGCCTCGAGCTCGCGAACCGTCGGATCGTGCGCGTGCTCCGCGAGCTCTCGAGAACCGTTCGCCTGGCCGTCGACGTGATCGCAAGCGGCGGCCGCCGGCGGAGGAAATCATGACGCGGCCGCGTTCGGCCATGTCGCGCGGCGAATTGATCCGCGAGCTCGACGCGGATCTCGCGCAACTCGAGGCCCGCAAGGATCCGTCCCTGGCCGGCCTGATCGACACGCTCCGCGCGATGCGTCGGAACCTGTCGGCCCTGATCGTTCCGCCCGACGGCGCCGGTACGATCGGCGAGGCATGGGCGAGCTACTCCGCGGCGCTCCTCGATCCGATCGGCGCCGATGCCGTACAACGCGAGGAAACCAAACGCGCGTTCTACGGCGGCGCCGCGGCGACGTTCGGGATCATGCTCGAGGCCGCGGAGCTCGAGGAGGACGCGGCCGCGGCGCGCGTCGAGGCGCTCGATCTCGAGCTCGCGGATTTCCTCCGCCTGTTCTCGAGTCGACACGGGATCACGTCATGAGCGCCGCCAGGCGGCCGACGTGGCCGACGTGTCCCGTATGCGGCGAACGACACAGGCCCGCCAGGTTCACGAACGGCGGGCCTGGGCGTTGCTACCATTGCGGCCGGACGGCGCGCGATTGCGCGTGCTATCCCGATCTCCTCGCGACGATCGCCGGATGGTTCACGACGCGGCCGCTCGCCGGCGTCGGGATCCTGGCGGCCGTGGCGATACTCGCGATCGCCGTCGACGTCGGCGCGCCGGCGAGGCCGTGGATCCGGTTCGTCGCCGACGTCCTCCCGATCCTCCTGTGCGTCGCGCTCCTCGTGCTCCTCCGCCGGAGGATCTCGTGAAGCGCCCGCCGAAGATCGATCGGCTCGAGCTCGTGAACGCGATCGTCGAGGATCTCTTTCGGAACGGCGACGGCCGCGAGGCGGCGCGCCTCGTGTTGACGTCGCGCGAGGGCGGCGATCTCGGAGGATGGAACCGGATCGCCGTTACCGATCGGATCGTTCGCGCGATCGCGCCGGCGCTCGACGAGCTCGAGGCGATCCGCCGGCGGGCCTCGACGCTCGAGGATGCGGCGTTCCACTTTCAGACGTGCCGAACGTGCCGAACGGCCGGCGAGGAGCAATGCACGAGCGGCCGACACTTCGCGAGGTTTCTCCGGGGGGAACGTTGACGACAGGCGCATACTCGACGCGTGTTCCCTCGAGCTCTGACGGCCGCCGCGGCCGCGTTCGTGCTGGCCGGAGGCGCGGTTCTCGCCGGCGCCTGGGCGCGACGCGTCGGCCTCGAGCTCCTCGAGCTCGTCGACGAGGGCCGGCGCCAGGACGAACGCGAGCTCGCGATCGCGGAGGCCCGCGGCGCGCTCCTCGAGGCCGGCGATCGCCTGGCCGTGTGAGGGCGCGATCATGAGCGGCCGCGGAGCGTTTGTTCCGTGTTCGTGGAATTGCGGCGTGTGCGTCGAGGCCGGCGAGGCGAGGCCCTGGCGCCGGCCGGAGGAAACCGACGTCGAGGCGGCCGCCAGGTTCACGACGGAAACCCGATCGCGTTGCGTTCCGGGATGCGCGTTCGAGGCGACGCCGGCGCCCATGAAGATCCAGATCGCGCGGATCGGGCCGCCCGCGGATCGCCTGGGCGCGATCCTCGCTCCCGGTTCCGTTCCGGCCGTCGAGGTTCCCGTGTGCGAGGATTTCGATCCGTACCTCCGGCCGATCGGCCGCGCGCGGATCGACGTCGACGGCGCCGCGGAGATCACGTTCGCGCCTGGCGTCGAGATCGACGTCGAGGGCCTCGAGGTCGACGCGACGATCGGGATCGGGTTCCGCGTGCTCGAGCAACACGAGGAGGGCGGCGTTCGCGTGCTCGACAAGATCGAGATCATGGCCGTAGGGATCAACCGAACCCTGATCAAGCGGAGCGCCGGCGATTGAAGCGCCGCCGGCGAGGAGCTCGAGCTCGACGCCAGGCGCCGGCGGCCGCCGTGTCGATCGCCGCGTTCGCGCGCGAGCTCGACGTCGACGAGAAGGCCGTCCGAAAAGCGATCGCCTCTCACCGGATCCCGCCGACGTGCGTCGGCCTCTCGAGTACCGGCCGCCGGCAAGTGATCACAGATCCCGCGGCCGCGCGGATCGCCTGGGCGGAGAACGCCGCGAAGATCCCGCGCGGGCCCGACGTCGCCGGCGGCGCGCGCGAGTCACTGAGCGAGGCGGCGAGAGTCGCAACGCTCGAGCGGGGCCGAAAACTCCGGATGGAGAACGATCTCCGCGAGGGCCGGCTCGTCGAGCTCCGGATCGTTCAGCGTGAAGCGTTCGAGTCGGCGAGGATCATCCGGGAGGCGCTCCTGAACGTTCCGGTTCGGATCGCCGCGGAGCTCGCGGCCGAAACGGATCCGGCGAGGATCTTCGCGATCCTCGAGGACGCGATCCGCGAGGCGCTCGCGAACACGGCCGATCGCCTCGAGGCCGCCGGCGAATGAAACTCTGTAATCAACCCGTCGGCCGCGGAACCGTCGGCGACAATCGGCGATGCGGCGCGCTCGTCGTCGAGGGTTACACGATATGCGCCGCTCACCTGGCGGCCGCTCGAGCGGCTGAACGGTGGACGGCCGACGAGCTCGAGCGCCGGTTCGCGGAACGTGGGGAGCGCCTCGAAGACGCCGGCGAATGACGGACGGCGCCGCTCAGGCCGCCGTGATCCGCAAGGCGCGCGCCGACGGGATCCGGCCGGACGCGCTCCTCACGGTTTCGGAGTGGGCCGACGCTCACCGGAAACTCCCGAAGAAAACGAGCGCCGAACCTGGCGCCTGGCGAACCGATCGGACGCCGTACCTTCGCGAAATCATGGACGGGTTTTCCTCGAGGAGCAACGTCGAGGAGATCGTGTTCATGAAGGCATCGCAGATCGGCGGGACGGAGGCGCTCCTGAACGCGTTGGGCTACGCGATCGATCACGCGCCTGGGCCGATCATGCTCGTGTTTCCGACGGAGGGCCTCGCGAAGCGTGGATCGCGTCAACGCGTCGGCCCGCTCACGCGCGACACGCCGCGGATCGCGGAGAAGATCGCGCCGGCAAAATCGCGCGACTCCGCGAATACCGTCCTCGAGAAATCGTTCCCCGGCGGCCATCTGATCATCACGGGCGCGAATTCCGCCGTCGGCCTCCGTTCGATGCCGGCCCAGTACGCGCTCCTCGACGAGATCGACGGCTACCCGATCGACGTCGACGAGGAGGGTTCGCCGATCGCGCTCGTCGAGGTTCGTCAACGAACGTTCGCGCGCCGGCGGCGAATGAAAGTGTCGACGCCGACGATCGCCGGCCGCTCCGCGATCGAGGCGGCGTTCGAGCGATCCGATCAACGCCGGTACTACGTGCCGTGTCCGCGTTGCGGCGAATTCCAGATCCTCGAATTCAAACAACTGCGCTGGACGGAGCTCGAGCTCCCGCCGGCGGCCGCCGTGTACGAGTGTGCTCACTGTCACGAGTACATCCGGAACCATGAGAAAACGGCGATGCTCGCGCGCGGCGAGTGGCGCGCGGGGAAACCGGAACGCGCAAACGGCAAGATCCGCGGGTATCACCTAAACGCGTTGTACGCGCCCGTCGGCTGGATCTCGTGGGGCGAGATCGCCGCGGAATTCGTCGAGGCGGAGAAGGATCCCGAACGCCTCCGCGTGTTCATCAACACGATCCTAGGCGAAGTCTGGACGTCGAAAGGCGAGGCGCCCGAATGGGAGGGCCTGTTCCGCCGGCGCGACACGTACGCGACGGGAACCGTTCCCGCCGGCGCGCTCGTGCTGACGGCCGGCGTCGACGTCCAGAAAGATCGGCTCGTGTACGAAATCGTCGGATGGGGCCGCGGCCGCCGTTCGTGGTCGATCGACGCCGGCGAGCTCCCAGGCGATACGGCCGATCTCGAACGCGGGCCCTGGCCGGCGCTCGACGCGCTCCTCGCGCGCACGTTCCCGCACGCCGGCGCGCCCGACGTCGAGCAACCGATCCGCCTCCTCGCGATCGATTCGCAGTACAACACACAGCAGGTTTACGCCTGGGCGAAACGCTATCCCATGTCGCGCGTGATCCCGGTTCGAGGACACGATCACGGCGGCGCGCTCGTCGGATCGCCGACGGCCGTCGAGGTCACGAGCGGCGGAAAGAAGATCAAACGCGGCGGCCGCCAGTGGCCGGTTTCCGTCGGCATCGCGAAATCGGAGCTCTATGGATGGCTCCGCCTCGAGGCGCAGCCAGGCGAACCGGATCCGCCTGGGTTCGTCCGGTTCCCGGAGTACCCGGAGCAATGGTTCAAGCAACTGACGGCGGAGCGCCTCGTCGCGCGTAAGACGCGCCGCGGGTATGTGCGGCTCGAGTGGGAAGTGATCCCAGGCCGACAGAATCACGCGCTCGATTGCCGGATCTACGCGCGCGCGGCCGCGGCGCTCGCCGGCGTCGATCGCATGAACGATCGCGACTGGAACGCGCGGGAGCGGTTCCTGGGCCTCGCGCCGCCGTCCGACGTCGCCGCCTCGAGCTCGACGCCGGCGCCCGCCTCGAGGCCCTCGCCGACGTCCAGGCCGCCCGCCGCGAGGACGCCGGCGACGGCGCCCAGGCC